CGGCAGGAACCATGAAGACTTGTTACTCCCAGACTATGACAGCCCGTGAACTTGCAGATCTGATCGGTCTACCGAGATCTAGAGTTTACGCAGACTTGGGGATTTCCTTGCCGTTCCAATACTGCCCTATGGTACGAGAGACTGTCCAGCTGTTTGCATCCAGATATGGCTTGTTTGCATCCTGGTTAGTTAACCGTCGGTTCCTATCTGAGAGTTCAGACTCCAAGCATTCCTACAAGACTCGTGGGAAAGCGAAAAACTGAAGTTGATCTCAGTAATATAAGACTCCACTATCTACAAAGGGATCAAAATGCCTAACTTCGCACACGCTCAGATAATCGGCCATATCGGGACGGCCCCAGTCACGAAGAAAGTCGGACAAGACATTAACGTCGTTAACTTCTCTGTGGCTACGAGCAAGAAGCGTGCTCAAGAGGAAACAACCACCTGGTGGAACTGCTCCGTGTTTGGAAAGCGCGGTGATGTGATCATGAAGTTCTTCCAGAAAGGAGACGCGATCCTTGTTGTTGGAGAGCCTTCCTTGAGGAAGTACACGAGCGCTAAAGGTGAAGGTACCTCTTTGGAGCTCGTTGTAAGTGATTTCTCGTTCGTTGGCGGGAAGTCTGGTACAAACAGCTCCTTCCCTTTGGCTGATTCTTCTTCTAATAAGTCAGCTGCACAACGTAAGGTAGAGCCGGAAGTATTTGACGAAGATATTCCTTTCTGATGTGCTTATTTACTGTCGAGCTTCCTTACCCGATAGGCACTAACAAGCTTTGGACGATGTACAACGGAAGAATCGTTGTAAGTAATGCAGCTCGTTCTTGGAAAGCTAAGGCTAGAAACTTAGCTGTTAAGGCTGGATGTAAGAAGCTCGTCGGTGAGCTTGAGGTGCACATGGTGTTGCACCCTAAGTCTAAGATCAACGGAGATGCTAGTCTTGTGCGCTTAGATGTAGACGCCCCAACTAAGATCGCGCTAGATGCCCTACAAGGATTTTGTTACGAGGACGACTATCAGGTTGTCCATCTCACCTCAAAGATTGGTGATCCAATCAAAAATGGCGGATTAACTGTAACAGTGACGACACTGGATAAATGAAATGAGCCTAACTCCTCGCAAGGTAGATTTCTGCAAAATGGTTGGTACTGGCATGGCTGTGCACCATGCATTCCGTCGTTCCTTCAAGGAATATAAGAATGCGCCTAGTGATGATATTGCCAGATACGCTGAGCTTCTCCTGAAAGATGAAGCTATAGCTGAGACGATCGCTGAGTTACAAGAGGAAAACGGTTTCGCTACAAAGATGGAGAGGAAGGACTGGACTCGTGAGCGAGTCATATATGCTCTAGGAGATGTGGCAGAAATGAATGCTGGCACTAGAGACGCTGTCCCCGCTCTTAAGGAAATATCGTCTATCTGTGGGTTCAACGCTCCTAAGAAGCTAGATGTAGTAAGCAACGCAGTAGTCTTCATGGATAAGATAGACCGAGCCCTGTAGTGTCTACATTTAAGCTTACTCCTACACAGGAGAAGGCAAATGCTCTGATTGCTGGTAACGCCAAGCACATCATGCTGTACGGCGGTACTAGATCTGGGAAAACACTTGTAGCTTGCCGTGCTATTGCAGTTAGGGCACTCAAGGCTCCAGGCTCACGTCACGCAATCGTCCGTTTCCGGTTCAACTCAGTAAAGTCTTCGGTCGCGTTAGACACGTGGCCGAAGATGATGGACCTTTGTTTTCCTGGTACTGGATACACGATCGACAAGACTGCATGGTTTGCTACTTTACCTAATGGCTCTCAGGTTTGGTTCATTGGCATGGATGACAAGGAACGTGTAGATAAGATCCTAGGTAGTGAGTTCGCGACTATTTTCCTGAACGAGTGCAGCCAGATTAGCTGGGGCGCTAGGAACATTGCGCTTACCCGTCTTGCTCAGCGAGTACAGATGGAAGGTAAGGAGGGAGGACTTAATGGTGAAACTGTTAAGCCCGGGTATCTGAAGCCGCGGATGATTTATGACCAGAATCCGACTAAGAAGTCGCATTGGTCATACCAAGTATTTGAGAGAAAGATAGATCCAGAAACTAAAGAGCCTTTACATAATCCTGATGATTATGTTAAACTCCAGATAAACCCGTTAGATAACGAGGATAACCTACCTGAAGGATATGTCGCAAGCCTAGAAACAATGGGGTCCAGGTTTAAGAGGCGTTTTCTGTTAGGAGAATATTCAGAAGATGCCTCAGGACAACTGTTCAACGAGGCTGACATAGATAAATGGAGAGTTACCAATGCAGAGCTTCCTGAAATGGCTCGTATCGTTGTTGCTGTGGATCCTTCTGGGGCTGGTGATGGTGATAATTCTGGGAACGATGCTATTGGTATAGTAGTAGGAGGAGTAGGGTATGACGGGGTCGGTTATCTTCTTGAAGACTGTACAGTCCTTGCTGGACCTGCTACTTGGGGTATGGTCGTAACTTCAGCATATGATCGCCATGATGCTAACATGGTTGTAGGTGAGAAAAACTATGGTGGCGCAATGGTTCAACACGTCATACAAACAGCACGCCCAAATACTCCTTATAAAGCAGTCACTGCTTCTCGTGGAAAAGCTGTTAGAGCCGAGCCTATTTCAGCCCTTGTTGAAACTGGTAGGGTTCGATTTGTTGGATATTACGATAAGCTAGAGGAAGAGCTTTCAGGTTTTACAACTTCAGGTTACGCTGGTGAGTCGTCACCAAACCGAGCTGATGCATTTGTGTGGCTTTGGACCGAACTGTTTAGCGGGATCGTTAACCCTAGGAGACGTCACTCCAACAAAGACGTTCCTATAAACAAAAAAGCTGTGTATGACATAATGTCAGATATGCAGAATAAGCCGGATTCTCATGGACCATCATCTGGTAGCTTCGACCATGTCAATGGTGGATGGATGGCTACTTAATAACCGGATTGGATCATAGTAAATACTCCATGAACAAAGCCGACGAAGAGTTACTTGCTAGAGCCAGGAAGCGATTCAACATTGTCTCTGCATTCGAGTCCGAGTCTAGGACTTCGCAGCTTGAAGATATCAAGTTCAGAGCTGGCTCTCCTGATAACGAGTACCAATGGCCAGCAGCTGTACGTGGTAAATCAGCAACATCTGCTACTCCTAGGCTGACGTCTAACAGAATCGCCCAGTCTATCGCTCAAGTTGTTAACGACTCTCGACAGAACCGACCAAGCATAAAGTGCTTGCCTGTAGATAGTGGTGCAGATGTTAAGACAGCAGAGATGATAGATGGTCTTATTCGCCATATCCACTCAATCTCTGACGCTGATATCGCATTCGACACTGCAATTGACAGTGCCGTAACTTGTGGCATTGGGTTTATCCGCGTTCTGACCGAGTACGCTTCTGATGATACTTTTGACCAAGAGATCATCATAAAGCGTGTTCGTAACCCACTTACTGTATATCTAGACCCAGAGTGTCAAGACCCTACAGGTGCAGACGCTCGTTACGCTTTTGTGACTTCCTGGCTAGAGAAAGAAGACTTCGAAGCTAGATATCCGAAAGCGGTAGCTACTTCGTTCGACTCTGATTCTCGTGGTGACGCTGGTCAGTGGTACGGCGAAGAAGGAGTGCGAATAGCAGAGTACTGGGAACGAGACAATTCTGTAGAAAAGCTACATAAGTATTATGATGGCTCTTACGGATACTCAAGTGAGGATGATGGATCCCACGGAGAGCCGATTGATTCTCGCGACATGGAGAGGAAGCTAGTAAGGTGCTTCACAATCTGCGGGAACGAGGTCCTATCCAAAGACGAATGGGCTGGACAACATATCCCGATAGCTCGCGTTGTCGGTAACGAACTAGATATAGAGGGTCGAGTTCAGTTCACTGGAATGGTTCGCAATGCCAAGGATGCGCAAAGACTTATTAATCTTTGGGATTCCCGTGAAGCAGAAATGCTTGCACTGGCACCAAAATCGCCGTTCATTGGAGTAGCAGGACAGTTCGAAGGCTTTGAGCGTGAGTGGGGCTCCGCTAACATTGACAACCGTCCGTACCTAGAGTACAATCCTGTTGTTGATACTGATGCTGGTCCACAAGCATTCCCCGCTCCTCAACGTCAGATGCCACCGCCAATTTCCCAAGGCATCCTCCAGGCGAAACAAGGTGCGATCGACGGGCTCAAGGCAGTAACCGGTATCTTCGACGCGTCTCTCGGTCAACGTTCGAACGAGACGTCCGGCAAAGCAATCCTAGCTAGACAGCGTCAAGGCGATAATGCCTCGTTCAACTATATCGACAACCTCGCCAGAGCTATCCGATATGTTGGTCGTATTATTGTTGATCTTATCCCGTCTATTTACGACACACCGAGGGTCGCCCGCATATTGGGTGAAGATGGCGTACACTCGATGGCGTCAATAGACCCTAACGCAGATCATTCGTATTCCCAGGTTCAAGGCCAAGATGGTTCTATACAATCTATCTATAACCCTGGAGTAGGACGTTACGACGTAGTAGTTACAACTGGCCCTTCGTACAACACGAAGCGTCAGGAAGCAGCAGAAGGGATGATAGCGCTAACCCAGACTAATCCTGATCTCTGGCCTATCATCGGCGACTTGTTAGTCAACTCTCTAGATTGGCCTGGCGCGGACAAAATGGCTAAACGTCTAAAAGCCATGCTCCCCCCTCAGGCTGCAGCAGCTGATAAGTCTGATGAAGATAATCAAGCTCCGCAGATTCCTCCTGAGATCAAGCAGCAGATGGACCAAATGATGCAGCAGCATGAGCAGCTTACCCAAGCGCTACATGAAGCTCAGGACAAGCTTGACGAGGAAGCCAAAGATAAAGAGTTAGATGTAGCAAAGCTGCAAATCGAGCATTACCGGGCTGAGACAGAAAGGATGAAGGCATTGGAGCCTGCTATCAATCCTCGCGAGATTGCGGAACTTGCGGCTCAGCTCGTGATGCAAGCTATGCATAGTCCCTCACAACCTGAACCCAAAGAAGCAGGAATCAGCCAAGAAGAAATGATGCAGATGGATACACAGCCAGCTCAGATGAGTCCTCCTATGCAGCAGCCTATGCAGGATCCTAGTCTGATGATGGACCAAGGATATCCGCAAATGCCCGAGAAAGATCCCAGTACTCAGTACGGTTGGTAGGGGCTAGAGAATGTCTGTCTTCACAGATGCAATAAACTATACATCGGATTCGTCTCGTTATCTGATCGATGTGAAATTCCCTGCTGGAGGCACAGAGTCTAACGGAGTGTTCTTAGGAAATGGTGCCACACTTGTAGGATTTTACACTCTGTCCGCGTGGACATCGGCGGTTCTTTCTTTTAGTGGGTCTCTTAATGGTGTTGACTGGTATCCTATATATAACAGTGCTATGGTAGAGTACTATGGTTCGCCTGCACAATACGCTACGTACGTTGATAGTCAAAATTTCGTGCCTTGGCCATGGATCAAGTTGCGGTCAGGGATTGACCATGGCGCTGTTGCTCAGGCTGCAGAGAGGAAATTTACATTAATAGCAAGGGCTATTGCTTAGATAGATATAGGACTAAATAAAATGGCCGATCCTGTATCAGTCGCATTCTCTGGAGATAATTCATGTATAACTATACCAGTTACTATACTTGCAGGAACGACTACAAGTAACAACGTTTACTTAGGAACATCGTTGTCTATTAT